TATTTTCCTGTCTCTCGAAGCTTCCAGGAGTTTCTTCACAAACCAAACGTCCTTCGCTCTGCCTGTGTCTGGCAGGCGCTGTATCTCGTGCTTGGCCGCGTCTATGAAGCAGCACGAATCGACATATAGCTTTGGGTTATTCGCCATTTCCCCGCGCTAGTTCGATAAACTCCTCAGTCTCCATATCGCCCGTTAACAGAGGACTGCTCCCAAAAAACCTCTCGAAGTCCGCGCCCGACAACGCCTCCGCCTGGTCGATGCGGTCAACATCCATGATCGTCACTGTGCGGGTAATCCTGTCCAACGTGAGATTGCCGGACACATGGACAACAGCCGATCGCTCACGAAGTGCAGTGTACACTTGGGGATATTGATCGGTCGTGTAATAGCATCGCACTAGATGGTCGGTCGCAAGTTCCCGGAGCCGGAAGTTTGGCTTATCAGCCTCCTTGATGAGGGAATAGATGATACCCTGCACCGATCCGTAGGACGAAAGAAGCCCGCGCTTGCGGCGCGCGAGCCGATCTCGGACGCGTTCGACATCAGCGCCAGAGTAGGTTGCGCCGTCGCTGTCGACGGCCAGGGAGACGATACCGAAGTCCACGCCGAGCCAGTCAGCGGCCTTAAACTCGTCGGTCTCGGGAATGTCGCAGGTCGCTGCCAGCATCCACTTGCCGCGGACGTGGCACAGATCGACCTCGCCTTTGCGGTAGGCCATCAATCGCTTCTGGTGGTCGCCCATCACGATCGGGACGGTGATGCGGCCTTCAATGGTCCACAAGCTGACGGCGCTGCCGTCCTTGACGAAGCGGATAATGCGATCGTCGTAGGGCTGGGCGGCGTCGGGGCGGAACACCGGAGCTACTTTCCGGCTGACCTTAAAGGCATCCGCGACCTTGGCGATGGACCGTACGGCGGCCTGGGCGGTCAGACTGAACCGCTCGCGGACGTCTGTGTAGACCAGTTTGTGCAGGTCGAATTGCCGGAATGTCTGGCTGTCGAAGCCGGCGCCAGCGAGCCATGTGCAGGCTTCATTGCAACGCGCCAGCGTCGCCGTCAGGCACGCAGCCTGTTCGGGCGTTGGCAGCATCTTAATGGCGGCGACCAGCTTCATGCCCTCAAATATAGAGGATATTTGCGGTATTGTCAAGTGCGGCAAACTGTGTTCGCCCCGCTATCCCTCCGCTGCCTGAAGGCAGCGGTTTCTCGCGGAGGAAACCTATGAAAACATCGCATGACCTCTTGCGTCCGTCCCAGAAATCTGCGTAGCTTCACGCTGCGATAGTGATATCGCTACGGGGTCTGCGACCTGCGATCGCATGTTCGGCGTGATGTGGCTCGTGGCCATATCCTCGGCTGACGCGGGACCGTAACCGCGCCCTCGCCTCGCCCGCGCATGGGCGGCTGTGTTCGGAAGCCATTCGAACGCCACCGACCTGCATAGGACAATCACGATGGCGACTACCAATTACGGAACGAATAACCCACTTGCAGTGAAGCTTTGGAGCAAAATGCTATCAGTGGAAGCACTGAAAGCAACGTGGATATATAGGTTCATCGGCGATGGTACAAACGCCATGATCCAAGTAAAGGACGAGACTAGCAAAAGTGCTGGTGACCAGATAACATATGGGCTCCGCATGCAGCTCACCGGTAACGGCGTGCTCGGCGATGGCACACTCGAAGGCAACGAAGAAGCGCTGACGACCTATAGCGATGCGCTGATTATCAATCAGCTTCGTCACGCCGTTCGCAGTCAGGGCCGCATGTCGCAGCAGAGGGTGCCATTCTCGGTCCGCGACGAAGCGCTTTCTGGCCTGCGCGACTGGTGGGCCGATCGCATTGACTATGCGGGCTTCAATCAGCTGTGCGGGAACCTCGGCCCGAGCGCGATTAACCTGACCGCCTCCGATATCCGCTGGACTGGCCTACAGGCGACGATCGCGCCAGATGCCGCGCACTATACCAATGCGCAGGGCGGCGCGAACGACACCACGCTAGGTAGTGGCAATACCTTTAACCTGACTATGATCGACGTGGCCGTTGAGAAGGCGAAGACGCTGGTACCGGCGATCCGGCCCGTTGGCGTCAAGGGCAAGAAGTATTATGTCGCGTGGCTGCATCCTTACAGCGTCACCGACCTGCGCACGTCGACGGCGACCGGCCAGTGGCTGGACATCCAGAAGGCGGCCATGACGGGCGGCTTGGTGGATGACAATCCGATCTTCGATGGCAGCCTGGGCGTCTACAACGGCGTTATTCTGCATGAGGACTATCGGGTCTCGCAGGGCTATAACCCGACCGGCAATGCGGCGATCACCACGGTGCGGCGCAACGTGTTCTGCGGCGCGCAAGCGGGGTTGATCGGCTTCGGCCGCGACAACGCAATCAATAAGTTCACGTGGGTCGAGGAATTGTTCGACTACGAAAATCAGTTGGGCGTGTCAGCGGGCCTCATCTTCGGGCTGAAGAAGGCAGTCTTCAATAGTGCCGACTTCGCAACTATCGTCATGTCCGCCTATGCGGCGGCGCACACCACCTAAGAGGAGCCGCAGACATGGCAACGTGGCAAGGCGTAAACATCAATACCGGCACGGTCGAGCTGCCCAAATATAATGCCGAGGGCGTGTTCGAGGAGATCTACATCGCAGCCGTTGGCACAACGCTGGCGAGCGGCGATGTGATCCTCGGTCCGATCGTGCAGGCGGGCCTATTCGTCACCAACGTGAAAGCGGCGGTGGACAAGCTCGACAGCGCCAGTTCCGGCGCGTTCACGTTCGAGGTGGGCTATATCAACAGCGGCACGACCACGGCCGCGGCCTTCATCGCGACCGGTAACACGACGGGCCAAGCGGGCGGTATTGCGTCGGCAAATGTGCCAGCGTCGTATGGCCAGACCTTCACCAATAACGTGACCATCGTGGCCACGATCACGAACGCGGCCGGGACCGCCGTTGCCGGTAACTTCCGGCTCGGCGTATCGTCGACCGCAAGCCCGTAGGAGCACGCCAATATGGCAAAGCCAGCGCGTTTTAAGGTCGGCACCAGCGGTTCGGGCAAGCATACCGAAACCGTCGGCACCGGCGAAGGCATGGGTGGCCCGGCATCGAAGCCGTCCGAGATGGGGCCGCGGATCGGCGCTGGCGTTCTTGGGCGCGTGCGACCGGAATACGACCGCGAGGCCGAACGCGAGGGGGGCGGTCGTCCGCGCGTGCCGCGGAAAATGCCGACCTATAGCGAGGAATAGCCTGCCATGGCGCTGGCGCTTGCCATGCGCCAGCTGCTCTGGCGCGACGAGGCTGATCGGCTAATTATCGACGTGGAGGAGACTTCGCGGCGGGTAGCGGCCGAGGCGCTGAGGGCTGTGCGGGAAACCGTTGTCGTGGAGGACGTCAGTGGCGATCATTGACATCACTTACGAACGGGACCCGGCTTCTGGACAGATATTGTTTGATGCCAATGGCTTTCCGGTTTACGCAGCGAATACTGAAGCCAACACATACGGACAGCTCCAGGCGCGCATCGCGAATGAGGTGCTAGGCTCTCCGACGACGACGGATATCCAGAACGCGATCAGTGACGCGATTCTGGAATATGAGCGTGAGAGCTTTGACTTCAATCAGATGCGCTACTTTGGAGACGTGACGGGGTCTGGAAGCGACCTCGCCACGGTTGAAGGGCAGGAATTCTATAGCGCGGCCGATCTTCCGGCGCTGGTGAATTATCCGCACATTAGCAAGATACTGGTGCTGGCATTCGCCAATCGGTATCCGCTGATTTCGCAAAGCATTGGATGGATTGATGACCAATCTATCAGTACGACATGGCAAGGATTGCCGACGGATTGGTCCTGGCAAGCTGGTGCTATTCGTCTCTATCCCGTACCAAATGGTGGTTATCCGCTTATTATAAACGCGACTATTAGGTTCGCGCCCCTGGTTAACTCTAGTGATTATTCCGTGTGGACTAACCGAGCCGAGAAACTAATTCGCACGGAGGCCAAGCGGCTGCTATTCCGCGATATCATCCGCGACGCCGATCAGGTAGCAGCGATGGAAAATGAGCTGATGGGCAATCCTTCGCAAGGCCGACGTGGTATTCTCCAGATGCTACGGGGAGAGGCGTTTCGGCGCGGGTCGGGATCGGGAAAGATCCGAGCCTCCATAGGTTACTTCTAGTGCCGCAAGAAATCCTCCCAATGGCAGAATTTCGTCCGGATATGCCGGATCTCGCGGAGGCAACATCCATTGCGCTGAACGTGATCCCAATCACCCCGGAATCTTACGGGCCGTTCCCTTCGCTATCTGCCTATAGCACGAACGCGATGGACGGCCAGTGCATTGGCGCGATCGGGCTGCAGGGCAACGATCTCACGATCTATATGTTCGCTGGCACTGCGGATAAGCTCTACGAGATGACAGGGACGACGCCGACGTGGGGCGATGTATCGGGCGAAGCCTACTCCACTGCGCAGGGCGATAACTGGCAGTTTGACCTGTTCAACAACAGCGTCGTCGCAACGAACTTCGGCGATCCGATGCAGTCATTTGCGCTAGGTGTAAGCACGACGTTCGGACCGCTATTTACCGCGCCCGCTTGGGCGCCTTCGACTGCGTATGCGACGCCTGGGCAATATGTACTGGCCAACGGCAACCGCTACGTGCTGACGCAGTCTGGCACTTCCGCGACGACGGGTACGGGGCCATCCGGGACAGGTGCTGGTATTGTCGATGGCGCTGTTGCTGGCGCGCCCTGGATGCCCTTGACCGTCTATAGCACCATCGGGGAGGAAGTCAGCGCGAACGGCAACATCTACTCGCTCGCGACAGCGGGGCTTTCTGCGGCGTCTGGCACTGGGCCGTCTGGCGTTGGCTCTGGCATTTCCGACGGTGTCACTGCAACTGCATGGGCAACTTCGCATAGCTATCCGACGGCTGGCATCTTTGTGCAGAACGCCGGCAACATCTACATTCTGATCACGGCTGGAACGTCGGCGGCGTCCGGGGGCCCGACAGGTACGGGCAGCAATATCATCGATAATACCTGCAGTTGGAATTTCGTGACACAAGCCGCTGCCGTGTGGAACTTCTCTGCGACGGCGGCGGCAATCTGGAACTACCAGAGTGGCGCACCTCCGCAGGCCCGGCGCATGTGCACGCCGAAGAATTTCCTTATGGTTGGCAACACATCCGATCCCGTGGGCGGCTTAGGGCCGCAGCGCATCTGGTGGTCGGCGAACGGCGACGCAACGACGTGGCCCGCGCCAGGCAGTAACGCCGCAATCGAAGGGCAGTCCGACTTCAACGATTTCGAGGGCAATTTCGGCGAAATCACCGGGCTGGTCGACAGCCTTGCCAACGCCGACGTTGCTATTTTCTTCCGTCATGCGGTGTGGCGCGGGCTATATGCGGGGCCTCCGGTAGTGTTCGACTTCTTTCCAACCGAGAATGTCCGCGGTTGCCCAGCACCGAATTCGATTATTCCGCTTGGGGCGATGGTCTGGTATCTTGGGGAAGACGGGTTCTACATGTTCGACGGCGCGGTATCGACACCGATCGGAGCTGATAAATTCGACAACTGGTTTTGGGCTAACGTCAACCAGGGCTACATGTGGAACATTGTCGGCGCCGCGAACGTGCCTAATAAGCTCGTAATGTGGGCATTCCCATCGCAGGCTGCGCCAGGCGGCATTCCAGACACCATCCTGCTTTATCGGTGGGACATCGGGCGGGCATCGTATATTTCGGTAGGCTCTGGCGGCGTGGAGTGGATCTTGCGCGCGCTGAGTTGGGGCGTGACGATGGATGCTATGCCAGCCCTCGGCTATACCGACACGGATACGCTTCCCGCCTCCCTTGATAGCGCGATCTGGGTGGGCGATGCCTCACTGATCGCAGCGGTCAATGGCGCGCACCAGTTGGCATATTTCACGGGCCCGAATCTGCCGGCGCAGGTCGCCACGCAAACGAAGCAGTTGACCCCAGGGCGCCGGACCTATGTGCAGAGCGGCCGCCCCCTCGTGGATCTGTCCACTGGAACACCGACGATCGCTTTTGCCGCGCGAGTGGACTTGTACGATCCGGAGACGTTCGGGACTGCGGTTGCGCCGGATGTATCCGGGGAGTGTCCACAGCGGAGCGACGGACGATACCATAATGCCATGGTCGAGATGCCGCTAGGCGCAATCTGGACGCACATCGTGGGCGTCGATACGACATTCGTCGCGGGAGGCTTCCGGTGAGTGTCGTGCAGCCTCCTTCGCGGCCGAATGTGCAGCTAAGCAATGGCGCGCCAACGGATCTCGTGAAGGCAGCGGAGCACCGCCGCCAGCTCGCCGAGGGCGTCAATCGAATTAACCAGGGGCATTTGAATGCGGTTCTATTCGTCACGCTAGCCGCGAATGCGCCGATGACGACGGTGGTTGACTCGCGGATCAGCAAACAGACCTGCGCGAGTTTCATGCCACAGACTGCGGATGCCGCGGCGGAGATCGCCGGGGGCGCATTCTATGCCGTTTGCACGAACGGACAGATGACGATCTCACACGCGAACAACGCCAAGTCCGATCGGACGTTCACCATGTCGATGATCGGATAAGAGGAAACCTATGACCAAGAATTCTATCCAGCAATTTAGCACGACGCCAGCCAGCAACACGGACATTGCTGGTATCAACGTTAATACCGGCTGGCCTCCCTCGAATGTCGGCATTGCGTATCGCACGCTCATGGCATTCCTAGCCGATAGTCTTGTGCCGCTTTCTTTGAGCGTCACTGGCGAAACAACCGTCACGCTCACAGCCGCGCAGGCGGCAGCCATGTATGCAGTGTTTACCGGTGCGCTAACAGCTGACTGCACAATCACAATACCGAACGCGCTGTTTCTGGGGTACGTGCAGAATACGACCACGGGCGGCCATAATATCATCCTGACAAGCGGCGGTGGCACAACGGCGGTTATCGCGCCTGGAAGCGCCTGGTACGTCTATGAGTGCGATGGTGCCGGTAATGTCGCGCTCGTCAATCTGCCCGGCAGCGGGAACGTTAGAGGGCCTACTGGGGCTATTGCCGGAGATATCGTTTCTTTCAATGGCACGTCAGGTCAGGTAGTCCAGGACTCAGGACTTTCGGTTAGCGCTATATCTCCCACCGTGGCAACAATCGCTGCGCTGCAAGCAGCAACCTCCGTGACGCTCTCCCAGACGCAGTGCTACGTACTTGGCTATAGCAGCAACGGCGACGGCGGCGAGGGTGTCTTTGTGGTGGGCGCCGCGGCCACCGCGAATGGTGGGACGATCATCAATGATGCATCGGGACGGAGCTGGCATCGCGAGACCGAGGGATTGCCGTATTCGGTCAAATGGTTTGGGGCCAAATGGAACGGAACTACGGATGACGGCCCTGCTATTTCCGCAACGATAGCCGCCGCAGCGGCCACGATATCCGGCGATGCCGGCGTCGTTGTTTATTTACCGGAGGGGCAAACGCTCATTGAGACCCCTGTGGTTTATGCGGGACAAAACCTGCTGATTCAAGGCGCGGGCGGGTTCAAAACGCTAGTTATCAACGGCACCGCAGCATCGCCAGCGATCTCATTCAGCTCAACTTCGACTCAATTCCATAATGGTATTCAGGGAGTGGGGTTTGGTCAAAGCAGTTCTGTCACGCCTACGCCATCTTCATCTAATGCGGGGCTGAACCTGACCTTCCAAGGCCAGTTCATCGCAAACGATATCCAGGTGCTTGCCGCCCCGGCGCCCCTGCTCAATGGCATAAACTTGGCAAATTGTAGCCAGATCATGTTTTCGCAGCTTCAACTCGAAGGCTGTTCCGCGATAGGATTCTTCGCAATATCGTGCACCGACATATATATTTCTCAGTCTCGGGCTGACGCCAACGCCGATGGTTGGGTCTTCAATGCATGCGCGGGTATGTATTTGTCGGACGTGACGGCTTTCGGCAATACTGGTGTTGCCTGGACATTCCAGGCGTCGGGGGCAACCGGATGTGAGAATTTGTTCGCCACCAATTGCGTTGGGGACACGAGTAAGAGTTATAACTGGCAGCTCTTCGCGCTGAAGACTGCGTGGCTGGTTAATTGCTGGGGATCATCCCAAAGCGACCGCACGAGCTTCAAAGACGCACCCGGATTTATTATTGATACCAATGCGTGCGCCGCTATCTATTTCATCGGCGGCGGCGCATTCAACAACAATGGATCGGGCGTTTTTATCGACAACACGTCTGGAAGTCCGAAAGAAGTCCAGTTCCACGGCTTTATGTTCGGGAGTGACGCTACGATTGGCCAGGGTAATGGAACGGGCGCAGACGGAGGCTACGGGCTGTCGGTTACACCGGGAGCGACAGAGATATATGTCCAGGGCGGCATGGCACTTGGCAATGTCACCGGAGCTGTTGCCGACGGGAGTGGTGGTGGTCTGACCTGCCTTCAGCTCCTTGGTTATCTGACCCAGTCCTCGGGACAGGGCACCATTCTTAGCGGCACGAGTTCCATCACGGTTGCTCATAACCTTGCGGCCACCCCGTTGTTGCAGAACATCATTGTCACGCCGGCTGGCAGTTGGTTCGCCGCGAGCGTCACGGCATTCTGGGTATCGGCGGTGTCTTCGACCACTTTTACCATCAGCGTGGACGCCAACACCACCGCCAACTGGACCTTCAGTTGGACCGCTTATGTGCGGAATTTCTAAACTATGGCCATCGCAGCGATCACCTACTCAGCTGCGCCGTTTATGGCGAAAGATGTGGCATGACGAGCGAAAGGACAGACCTATGAGCTATAGTATGATGGGCGGTCAGGGCATGGGGGCGGCCGGCACGGGCGCTGGCGCTGGACCGGCTGCGGCGAGCGCGCTCTCGCCGCAGGTCATGGCGATGCTGCGCATGATGGCGGCGGGTCAGGGAGGCACCGGCGGAACGGGTTTTGCACCGCCGCAAGGACCGTCTCAGGCTCCGATGGCGGGTTCCCCTATGGCGGGTATGATCGGCGCGCCGGCTGGCGGCATGCCGATGCAGCGACCAATGGTCGCGCCCCCTATCGGGCAGCCGCCGGGGATATCGCAGCCCGGGCAAGTGGCACCAAATCCGATGGCAGGCGCGGCGCAGCAGGTCCAGCAGTATCAGCAATTGCAGGCGCTGATGAACCAACTAAAAGGTGGTCAGAGCGGCGTTGCGCCACAACTCAACCCTGCACAGAACGCTAACTCTACCATGGCTGCCGGCTCTCCTGGCTGGCTACAATCGCTCTATGGAATGTTCGGGGGCGGTGGCTTGCCAACTGGCGCCGGCCCGGCTGGTGGCGAAACCTGAGATGTTTGACGGCCTTGACGCTGGCGTGCAGCCACTGTTCGTCGCGCCTGGTGACCTCGCGCACTGGGCCGATGCAGTGCGACCGCACATTGCGAAGATGGCCGAGGGGTCGGGAGGACGCTACGAGATTGCAGACCTGTTTGCGGCACTCGCATCGGGCCGCATGCTGCTATGGATCGCGCTGGACGGCACAGACATCGCCTGCGTGCTCGTGACACAGATTGAGCAATATCCGCGGCGGAGGGCAATGCGTTGCGTGGGACTCGTCGGGCATCGGCCGCGCCGCTGGATACGCCTATTACACCAGGTAGAACGCGCGGCGCGCGAAACGTTCCAGTGTGACCTGATGGAGGCACTCCATCAGCCTGAGCATGGCCGGCTGCTGACGACCGGTCGCTGGTCGGTCTGGCATATATTGTCGGAGAAGACGTTGTGATCGGGCACCCGGGGAGTTGGGGCGAGCGGCTGCGGGGATTGGGCTCGGCGTTGCGGTTTGGCGGAGGTTCCGCGCCAGCTGGTAATACCAACACGGTCACCAATAACGCGCCGTGGTCTGGCGAGCAGCAGTATTTGACGGATATTTACGCGCAAGCGCAAAATCTCGATCAGAATAATGTCCCACAATATTATCCTGGCGATACGTATGCACCCCTGACCGGGCAGCAGCAAGGGCTGATGAGCAATCTGATCGGCCAGACTTCCGGAGGAGGCACAACCGCGCTACAGGGCGCGAATTCCACCCTGACCGGCACTCTGTCGCCCGGGTATACGGCGCAGACCGAGGGAACTTTCGGTAACGCGAACAGTACTATCAATAACGAATTGTCGTCGTCGTATCTCAATCCAGCGAACTCGCCGGCGTACGCCACAGCGATGAGCAACGCGCTTGCGACGGCGGTTCCAGCAGCGACTGCTGGATTCGTCAATGGCAATCGTTCTGATAGCGGTTTGGCATCAGCTGCGGCAGCTTCGGGTGCGGCAAATGCTGCGGGCGGACTGGCCCAACAGCAATATGACGTCAACCAGGGCGTCCAAAACCAAGCAGCGAGCCTCGGATCGCAGAACCTTTTAACGCAGGAGAACCAGCAAAATCAGGCATCGCTATATGCGCCCATGGTCGATCAGGAATCTCTAAATAACCTCACCACTGGATTGAACACTGCGGGCATGAACCAAACTAACGCGCAGAACCAGCTGAACGCTAACATTGCTGCTTATAACTATGGGCAGATGCTACCGTGGAACCAGCTGGGGCTATATGAGGGTGCTGTAACAGGCACCGGCAATCCGGGGGGTTCGTCGAGCACGACGCAACCATATTTCAATAATTCGACTGCGAATACGATAAGCGCGGCAGAGGGAATCGGATCAATCGGATTGATGGCGGCGCTCGCGTTCTCGGATCGTGACCTGAAAACCGACATTCATAAGATCGGGCGCACTGATAGCGATTTTCCGCTGTATACCTTTCGCTACATCTGGGAGGGGCCGATGTCGCAACATATTGGTGTCATGGCGCAGGATGTTCTGAAAAAGCGTCCCGAAGCGGTTGTCTATACGCCGCTTGGCATGATGGTTGATTATACGCAGGCGCTTGCGGCATGAGCGGCAGTCCCTCCTGGGACAGCGGTCTAATGTCAGCGTTGCTGGATCCCGGCGTTGGCGCGCTTGCTAGTGGCGCACAGGCGTTCGCACAGATGGCGATGCCCTCTCGCTTGCCCGTGCCGCTCGGTGCGGCCATCGGCATGGGCGCGGGCGGGATGCTCCAAGGCGCTCAGGCCGCGCAGCGCGGGCAGTTGGCGGCGCAACAGATCCAACAGGCGCAAATTGCTAACCAGCGTAGCCAACTGGGGCTGGACTGGTATAAGCAGATAGCAGCCAAGACGGCGGGTGCACCGACTAGTACGTCGCAAGCGAGCGCGGATCCGACTGCACCGACATCGGATGCCTCTGCTGGTGGTGACACGAATTCCGCTAGCAGCGCGCCTTCTGGGGCGTCGCCGGCCGCTCCTGGTGCGCTCTCTGTGCGCGGTAAGCAGATTACCGATGACAACGGCCGTTATCTTGTTTCGCCACAGCAGCTCGTGGATATGGGCAACCTATCGTTCGCGATGGGCGACCCGGGCGGCGCGGCGACGTTCTACGGGCATGCGCAGACGGCCGCAGGGGGCGCCGGATTTGCGTTCGGGCCAAATGGCGATGCATTTGCGGTGCCTGGGGGTTCCCAGGATCCGAGGACGATCTACAATAGGGAGGCCGCTCAGAAGTGGGGCGGCGTTGCTCCCGCAATTGCGCAAGCTGGTGGTGTCAAGGCGGCGGAAGCGCCATATGCGGCCCCCATTCCCGTCGAGCAACCGATCACTGATGCAAATGGAAATGTGGTCGGAACACGCACAGTTCAAGTTCCAGTCCCGCAATGGGCCGCGCAGACTAGCGCTGCGGGCAGTCCACCCGTCATGCAGCCGACAGGTGCGCCACGCACGACAGTGACGCCACAAGCTGCTGGCGTGACCGCAATGGGATCGTTGCCGGATGACGCGACGCGCGCGATGGCGGCGAATGCCGCGCTACGCGCTGGCCTGCCGACCGAAGCGTGGGCACCATGGATCTCGACGCTACACAACGAAAGCGGGTGGAACCTGAAGGCACCGGATAACAAGAACGCTAATGGAACCTATGATATAGGGCCGGGACAGCTCAACTCCGCCACGCTCCCGACGCTCGGGATGACTGAGGCGCAGGCGCGCGACCCGGCTACTAATCTACTCGGCTCAGCAAAATACTTTGCGCAGCAATGGCAAGCCAGCGGAGGCGATCCGAACAAAGCAATAGCGGCCTATCATTCGCCAGCCGGGACTGCGCCTGATTTACAGACGTATGTAGCTAACGGTGTCAACCGGCTGGCGCAATGGGGATATCCCGGCACTGCGCCAAGTATTGCCACGACGCCGCTTGGAGGAATTCCCGCGACGCCCGCGCCTTCAACTGGGATGGGTGGTAACATAACTCTTACGCCGCAAGCCAAGGCTAACCTGGATGTCCGAGAGGCATGGCAGAAACCGCAGGACCTGCGCGTCGGCGGAATGACACCGGTTCCTCCGGGTGTTAACCCCGCAATGCCGCAAGGTGGCGTGCTGAAGAACCCGCAGCCGGAACAGCTCGTCGGCCCAGGGGGCGCGACCGAACTCTTCCACGTAACGCCAGCGTCTCCTTATGCGCCCCCGGGCACGCCTGGTGAGGCTGCCCCGGTGGTCATTGGAGGCGCCCCAGCCGTAGCTGGAGCGACCGGGGCTACCTCTGCGCCTATCGCGGTCCCAGGGGCTCCCGCTCCTGGCTCACAGGCAGTTACCAAGCTACCGCCAGATGTCGTCGAGGGCCGCGAAGAACTCACGAAGGGACTGTTTGGCAAAGATACAGAC